GGCGCGCTGGTATCGCTGCCGTGCTTCCAGGACGCCGGTCATCAAATCACCCATTTCTGCACGATTGCACGTCTAGCACGGTGCACGCAACCACGGGTGCCCGTGGCTTTCACCACGATCATACCTGACGGCATGACGACTTGCCAGCCCGAAGGTAGTAGTATAAGACTGTACGCATGCCCGCCAATGCCGATCGGAGGACGCTAAATGCCGTTGCCCTGGGTGCGGCTTGAAACCGCGTTCCCGATCAACCAGAAGCTGCTCGCCATGCTGCGCCGCAAGGACGGACACCGGGCCGGCTTCGTGTACCTCTGCGGCCTATCCCTATCTGGCGGCCAGGGCACCGACGGCTTCATCTCAGAGGAGTCGCTGCCACTGGCCCACGGCCGGAACGCCGACGCTGCGCTGCTGGTCGAGTTCGGATTCTGGGTACCGCAGCCGGGCGGGTGGCTCATCAACGGCTGGGAGGAATTTCAGCCGTCGAACGACGAAACCCAGCTGCGCCGCAAGAGGGCTCAGGCCGCGGCGGAGGCCCGGTGGAGTGGCAGGGATGCCATGTCGGCTGCGGAACGGGCGAGACGGTACCGGGAACGCAAAAAGGGTGAGGGCACATGAATCCGTCACGATGCACCGCTGGACATCGCGTCACAGTGCGGCGTCACGATGCGGCGTCACAGTGCGGCGTCACATTGCCGCGTCGCATTGCGGCGTCACGGACCTACGGACGTACGGACGTACTTACGAAGAACTGGGGTTTCCGTGACGGCAAAATCTCTACGGCCGTAACGCGCGGACGAGGATTTTTCGATTTCGCTGCTTCGGTGACGTCGTGACCAGTCAGATCAGCTACCTGGCCCGTGCCGAGTACGAGCGCGGCATGAGCCCGATCGACTACGCCGAACGCCAGGTCGCGACCCTGCTGCGGGTACATCTCGCGGTGACCGCTTGCCGGCAGGAAGCCCCCGGGGCGTTTCCCGGCTACCCGATCGGCATGACCGCAGCGGAACTTTCCCGGTTCCTGCTCGGCGAGATCACGGCCGCCGGCTGGCAGCCACCCGCACCGGGCATCGCGGCGGCCGACGTGGACGAACCGGCCGTCATCGCCTACGCGGCGGGGATCAGCCCGGTCGACTACGCCGAGGGCTGCGTGGAGGCCCTGGTCGTCGCTCACGGGGATCTGGTGGACGTACCTATCGCCGCTCGGCGCATCCTCGGTGCGCTCTTGAACGCCGGCTGGAGCATGCCCGTTTGGCCGATCCCGGAACCGGGGGTGCCTGATGTCCGACCTTGACCGGGAGACTCAGGCGGCGATTGAGGCGCTGGTGTACCGGCTGAAGAACCGCACCGATGAGGACGATGAGCCGTTCGCGCAGGAGTACGTGCTGGCGATGCGGTTGCGAGGCTGGCGGCCGACGGAGGCGCGGGGACCGGTGGACTACCGGAACCTGCCGCACGGCGGGGGCCTGCCGGCGTCTGAGGAAACTCAGCGGGAGATTGACGCGGCACGGCGCGCGGTCGCATCGGCGGCGACACGGGCACGGACCCGGGCAGCGGAAACAGGCGATGCCGCGTGAGGCGCACCGATGCGGTGGACATGTGGCGGGCCGGTTACGACGCGGGCGCCCGCGCTGCGAGCCGGGAGGCGGGCGCGAACATTGACCGGGCCGCGTCCTACCTCGCTGCCTGCCGGGTTGGGGATGCGCAAACCGCGATGGATGCGCTGCTGGTGGAGCTGGTGGCGGCGCTGGCGTCGATGTTCTGCCCGGTGTGCGGCGATGAGCTGCCGGTGGATTCGGGGCGCTGCGACGCCTGCACGGCCAGGGCGCGGCGCTCGCAGGCGGTGGCTGGTTCGGGTGCTGCGGCCTGGCCGGGGGAGAGGCGGGAAGCAGCATGAGCGACATGCCGCGCGAAGTCCATTCGCAACACGGGGCGATGCGCTACAGTCAAGCCATGGAACAAAAGCAACCGCAAACGTTGCGAGACTTGCTCACCGAGCGAAACATCCGCATGGACGCCGCAGCGACCCTCGCCGGTGTCTCCGTCTCCACCATCAGCCGGATCTGCAACGGCGCCGAGAAGGCCCGTCCAAAGACCGTCGTCGCTCTCGCGCAGGCCCTGGGCGTGTCCGCCCGCCGCACACAAGCCCTCTGCGACGCCTCGTACGCCACCAGGCATCCGGCGGGGGCGTCATGACCCGCGACGAAGCGCTCGCCGCCATCAGCGCGGAACGGGACCGCCAGGCCATCCTGTGGGCCGCCCCCCACACCCACGGTCAGGGTGACTGCTCCAGCCCGGACGTGCCCCTCATGGTCAAGATCGCCGTGCTCGGGGAGGAGTTCGGGGAAGTCGCCCGCGCCGCCCTCGACGGCAAACCGGACCAGATGCGAACCGAGCTCACCCAACTAGCTGCGGTGTGCGTGGCCATGATGGAGGGCGCGTGACCCGGGCCGGCGTCCTGGCCGTCGTCACGGCCTACGGGCGCCGTCTCCCCATCGCCGGGTGCGCCCGCTGCGGCCGGATACGTGTCCTGCTGGGCCGGGGCCTGTGCGGCGGATGCCGCACCACATGCAGCAGGAGCGGCACGCTTACCAGCTACGGGTACACGAAAGCGGACCGGAAAGCGGACTATGCCCGGGAGCGCGCCCGCGGCCTCACCATCCGCGAGGCATCGGAACGGACCGGGATAGCCGAACGCAGCGGGCAGCGGTATGAGGCCGAACGCCGCAGCAGTGAAACGGGGGATGTGTGATGGGTACCTACGCGGAGTTTCTTGAACGCAAGGCGCAGCTTGATGGGATGGCCGGGTTCGAGCCGCTATGGATGCCGGACTTCCTGTTCCCGTTCCAGCGGGCACTCACCGAGTGGGTGATCCAGCAGGGACGCGGGGCCATCTTCGCTGACTGCGGGCTTGGGAAATCCCCGATGACGCTGACGTGGGCGCAGAACGTCTACAAGCACACCGGCAAGCCCGTCCTGCTGCTGACTCCCCTCGGGGTGACGTTCCAGATGGCGGCCGAGGCTGGGAAGTTCGGCATCGAGGCGGCGATCTCGCGTGACGGCACGATCCCCGCTGCGGTGACGATCACAAACTATGAGCAGCTGGAGAAGTTTGACCCGGCCCGGTTCGGCGGGGTGGTGTGCGATGAAAGCTCAGCGATCAAATCGTTTGACGGGGTCCGCCGGGCGATGGTGACCGAGTTTATGCGGACCGTCCCGTACCGGCTGCTGGGGACCGCGACGGCCGCGCCGAACGACTACATCGAACTCGGAACCTCCAGCGAGGCGCTCGGATACCTGGGTCACATGGACATGCTGGCCCGGTTCTTCACCAACAAGGACAAGACCTCCAAGGCGATGGGCGGCCGGTGGCGCTCAAGCGCCGGGGAGCAGTGGCGGTTCAAGGGTCACGCCGAGGACCCGTTCTGGCGGTGGGTGTGCTCCTGGGCTCGGGCCGCGCGGAAACCATCCGACCTCGGGTTCGACGACGACGGATTCACGCTTCCCCCGCTTGAGACCAGGCGGCACGTAATTGAGGCGCGGACCGCGAAGGAAGGCGCCTTGTTCGACGTGCCGGCCAGCGGGCTCCATGAGGAACGCGAGGAGATGCGCCGCACCATTACCGAACGGTGCGAGAAGGCCACGGAACTGCTCGCGGACGCCAAGCCCGGGGTCGCCTGGTGCCAGCTCAACGACGAGGGTGACCTGCTCACAAGGCTGATTCCTGGCGCGGTTCAGGTCAGCGGCTCCGATGCCCTGGAGTCGAAGGAAGAGAAACTGGCCGCGTTCACCCGCGGTGAGATCCGTGTCCTCGTCATCAAGCCGAAGATCGGCGCCTGGGGCCTGAACTGGCAGCACTGCCACCGCATGACCTACTTCGCCGACCATAGCTACGAATCCCACTATCAGGCGGTACGCCGCTGCTGGCGGTTCGGGCAGGTCGAGCCGGTGACCGTGGATGTGGTCACGACCACGGGCGGGGAACGGATGCTCGCCAACCTGGAACGCAAAGCCGTCCAGGCCGACGCCATGTTCAGTTCCCTGACCGCGCACATGCGTGACGCACAGGCGATCCGCCGCGCCGAGACTTACAACAAGGAAGCCGAGGTGCCCTCATGGGTGTCCTAGACCAGCAGGTGACTGACCGGTTCGCGATCTACAACGGAGACTGCGTCGAGGTCATGGAGGGGCTGCCGTCCGGGTCGGTCCATGGGTCGGTGTACTCGCTGCCGTTCGCCCGTCCGGGTGGCGCGAACCCGGGACTGTACCACTACTCGTCCTCGGACCGGGACCTGTCGAACAGCCGCTCGTATGAGGAGTTCCTCACCCACTACGAGTACGTGGTGACTGAGGTCGCGCGGCTGATGATGCCGGGCCGGATCTCCGGGGTGCATTGCATGGACGTCCCGGTCGGCAACTCAGGCGGCGACGCGGTCGCCGACTTTCCCGGGGACCTGATCCGGCTGCATCTGCGGTCCGGGTTCGAGTACCTGGGCCGCCACGTCATATGGAAGGAGCCGCTGGCGGTCCGCAATCGGACGATGTCGAAGGATCTCACCCATCAGACGACCGTGGAGGACTCCACCCTCGCGGGGATCGCCACGGGTGACTATCTGCTGATCTTCCGCCGGTGCGGAAACAATCCCGTCCCGGTGACGCACCCGCACGGGTTCACGACCTACCACGGGGCGTCGGCCCCGCCGGCCGAGGTGCTTCGGTTCCGGAACTGGGCGGGCGCCCAGACGGGGAACCTGTATTCGCAGTGGGTGTGGCGGCAGTACGCCTCCTGCGTGTGGGATGACATCCGCGGGAACCTCGGCCAGTACGACGACCGGTCCGTCATGGCGGTGCTGCCGTTCCGGGAGTCCCGCGACGAGGAAGACGAGAAACACGTTCACGCTCTCCAGCTGGACGTGATCCGGCGGTTCGTGGACATGCGCACCAATCCGGGGGAGACGGTCCTCTCGCCCTTCGCTGGCGTGGGATCTGAGTTGTACGGCGCGGTGGAGCTCGGCCGGAAGGCGATCGGTGCGGAGCTGAAGCCCTCGTACTACCGGCAGGCGGTCAAGAACCTGGCTGAGCTGGACAGTGCGCAGCCGGTACAGGAAGCCCTCGACTTCGCGTGACCGGTGCCCCGAAGCTGTCCCTGGACGCTGTACTCGCCGCCGCTCTCGTTGCGGTCATCGTCCCCGAGCTGGGTGCGTGGATCGGTGCCCACACAGGCACCAAAGGCACGGTGATCGGCACGGCAACCGGCGCGGTGCTGTCGGTGCTGATCGGCTGGCTGGTCCTGTACCTCACCGGCCACACCAAGGCGGGACTGGCGAAGGTTCCGTGGCACAAGACCAGGCCGTGGCACATCGCCGTCGCGGTCCCTGTGGTGGCGGTGGTCGTGTTCGTTGTGGCGATGGCCGCGGTCACGGGAGTGGAGGCGGGCGTCTTCCACAGGTCCCTGTCGGCCGAGGTGAGCGGCTCCAGGACGGGCGGTACAACGTTCGGGAGCGTCGTGGGCACCAGGACCGCAAGTGACCCTGTGAGGCCGGGAGCGACCGTCTCCG